TAATCTTTTCAGGAGCTTTTATTTCCTCCTCCTCTTCGTAGCTTCTCTTTTTATCTTTTTGCTCTCCCTCTTCATAACTTCTCTTTTCATCAATTTTCATTGGTTCTTCATCATCCTCATCTTTTAATCTTGTCATCATATCCAATGTACAACTCGATATCGTTGTTCGATTCACATCAATACTATTATTGATATATGCCGTACTTCTAGATGGAGTTTTATAAATCTTCTTGATACTTTTCTTTGCCTCATTGAATTCAGGAGAGGTAAACATCTCTCCAGATTCAACACTCTTCAAAGCGCTTGTCATCTTTCCCAAATCAAACATAACTTCCTTTTTCTTGTCTTCGTCCAAAGTTAAACCCTGTAACTGTTTTTCCAACTCTTCTTGACGCTCTCTAATCATTTTTAAAACATCTGCCTCGTCGGCTGCCTTTAAACAGATAGACATCATGTAGAACTGAAATGCTTGGAGTTCGTCAAGAACAAAGTACATACCGTTTGTTTCTTTGCTGATTTCGTTGTAAAACTTGATGGCGTGTCTATTTCTATCAGCTTGAGCGTGACAACTGAATATGGTAACTTTCTCCTCTTTGAGTTTTTTAACCTCTTCTTTCCAGTCGATATGGAGAATTTTGTCAAATCCAGGAATCTTTTTGTTCATGATATAACCTTTATCATGTGGACTCTCATCACCCATGATGACAAGAATTTTAACATCAGCTTTCCAGCTCATTTTCGTTGCTACGTGAAGAGCAAATTCGTAGCATTCAGGAGCGTCTCCGCCACCAGTGTCTTTGCTTTCAAGAATGAAATTTTTTACTTGTTCTTGGTCTTTTGTGAGATCGAGTTTCCAGAGCATTTTAGGATAGTCGCAGTAGTCACCGTGAGCAATGATTCCGATTCTGATTCCGTCGATCTCTTTGAAGAGCTTGTCAACAGTTTCAGAGAGATTCTTTCTGAGGGAGGAGATGACACTTCTCATTGATCCAGTGGTATCGAAGGAGAAGACAAGGTCGCAAAGAAAGGGTTCACTTCCTTGAGAGGATTGACAATCAATGATGGGATCGGAGTCGATATCCATAGACTCAAAAGTTGTTGGCGAAAACATTTTTCTAGGTGAAAAGAAAGCTTCCATTTATGAGTAAAAGTGATTTAAATAGAAACTCAGTTTATAGATAAATGAAGATAAGGTTATTGGTAAATTGTGAGACTTGTAAGTCTTATGAGTTTAGGATAAAAGAGTTTTGGATAAAAGATTTGTGGTGTAAAAATGAGTATGCGTTGGGAGTGTGGAGTCAGCACTTAAATCCAAATGGGTGGACAAAAGTTCGACACGTGTATGGAAATGTGTTTTCAAATGCGCAGGGAATGTTGATGTATCCGTATGGTTTGAGTCAATACAGTTCTCAGGTATGTTTTAGAAGGATAAGATGTCATAAGTGTCAGCATCCAGAAGTGAAGAATATGAAAGATGTTAGTTTTTTGGATGTGTCTAATGCTGTGAAGAAAGTAATGAGGGAAAAAACTCAATATTTGTGGGAGGATTTGGATAGACCAATGACTTTTTTGGATATAAAACAAAAAGTGGAAGAATATTTTAGAGAAAAATTGAATGATAAGACGTTTGGATTGGATGAGGCTAGATTAAAGAAGGTATTAAAAAACTTAGTGTCAAGAGATCAGATTAAGGTACATTATGGAAGTATGTTGTACAGGTTGTCTTCAAATGTGGTTTTAGAGGAGGAGTTGAGTGAGGATGACAAGTATAAGATTAAAAGAAATATTGAGAAGATAAAGAAGATATTTGGTTAAAACAATTTAATATTACTTTTACAAGTAATATTAAACTTTATAATCTTTCAACGACGTCGTTAAATTCGAGATCGTTGTTAAACTTTTCAGCGATATGTTTGATATCGCAGAAGGAGAGACCGTTAGAGGTTTTGATGAGTTTGGAAGCATCAAAGTTGTCTTCTCCGTACATGAATTGTATAACAGTGTCATTAGCGTTGGTAACAACGTTGGAATATCCGAAACGTAAGTCTTCTACCATTTTAATCATACGCCTTTGGGTGTACCCTGTCACACTCGTTTTCACAGCTGTATCAATTAAACCTTCTCTACCACCCGCACAGTGGAAGAAAAATTCTTGCGGATTGAGTCCTTGAAAGTAAGAGTGGCTCACAAACCCCCTTGACTCAAACATCTTTCTTAAATGTGGAATTGGATCAACTGTTTCATCTCTTAGCAATTTCTCATCTATTCTATCGCAATATTTTGTTAAGTGAGATGTTTTCTTGTAGTGTGGAAGTGTTCTTCCGCCATAATGTTTTTGAATTCTCTCACCGCTAATATTTTGTTGTCCAACCGCTCCAGTAATCTGAGTGATGTTAAAGTCGTTACCTTTTGCTCCAGAAATAACCACTGAAACAATGTTGTTATCATCGTCAAGAGCTTGCTTGGAGAGTTTTTGACCAATGCTTGTAGCTTTGTTCAAGATATTTGTGATTCTGCCTTCAAAGATATCATCGTCTTTTTCATTTTTCATGACAGAGATTGATTCTAAAAAGCATTTGTTCATTTCTTCTTCAACAACATCTGTGTTTTTTGGTATACAATCTTTGAGTGAGATTGTAAATCCATAATGGATAAGCCAGTCACAGATTAAGATTTGATAGTTGGTAACAAAATCGCAAGCTACTTGATATCCATAATCTTTTGAGATATAGTGGATGAGAGAGCCACTAGAGCTACCAATGGCAACTTTGCTGAGAGTACCGCTGAGAAGGACGCCTCTGATAACGACGATATCTTTCTTGTCAGGAGAGAGACCATTTTTACAAGAGTATTCAAAGTCGTTAGGAAGAAGCATGGAGAAGAGGGAGTGGCCATTGAAGATGATTTCGTCGTAAACGATTTGGTCAGCAATTTGATCAACTTCAAGTTTAAGGGTTGCGATTTGGTCTTTGAGAAGGTTGAATTCTTCTTTTTTAGACTTTTTGAGATCAGCAGGGAGAGATTTGAAGGTTTCTTTGATGAGATCTTTTTTGGAGGTAAGATCTAAAATTTGGGATTGGATGTGAGAGGTTTGTTTAATGATTTCTTTTTCAAGATTCTTTTTTTCGATGTCGTAAAGACCGGTCCATTTATAGACTTTGACAATATGTTCAAGTTTTTGTGTGATATCTTTGAGAACAAGATATTCAGAGGTCATACAATCGAAAAAGACATGTTTTGGGATTTTAACTCTACCATAAGTAAGTTTATAGCCTCCTGTCATAGAATCTTGTTTTAAGCTGAGAAGAGGCTTAGAGTCTTGTGAACTCATAAAATTATCTACTGTATTTAAAATAGTTGCGCATTCAGCTTTAGTGAGCTCAGAATGCGCGAGCCATAAATTCCGTTACTACCTTATGTTTCCATAAGGACTAGACTATACCTTAAGCACGTTTCAAAGAAGCGTACCGATCACCTTTAAGTCGTTGAAGGCTTCGTATGGCAATTTTCTTCAAGCGTCGAAGAAGATCGCGTTAACGATTCCCTGCGGATAATCCAATCTCTAAAGTTTTTACCACTCACAATCTCCGATTGTTCGGAACATAGTGATTCTCCTAGGTCATTACCCCGGCCACTTTCACCTTTCGGATAAAGCTTGGTATTTAGAGCTCTAAGGACTTCCCCGCAATTGAGTGATCTTGCCGATTTATTAAAGGATCTGAATGGATCCGTTGCGCCTTAGGCGCTTGATTAAATCGACTAGCAAGTTATATATTTCTGATAATATAGAAAACGAGAGTTTACAATGTTTCCCTAAGTAAGCACATCTCGTAGCTTACTTAGCATCTTGCTGTTTGAGACTTTATTTAATCTCCGTAATTACCTTTATTTTCACAAAGGGATGGACTGTATCTTAAGCACATTTCCGTACCGACCTCCGTTCAGTCTCTGAACGTTTCACCTTCTTCTGAAGAAGGAGACTTCGCTGCGGATTTCCCAATCTTAATCATTTTTACGATACGTCAAGTTTTTCTCTTGACCCACACACACATTCAATTTATAAATAATAATGACGAGATAGTGTACTATGATCATTACGCAGTAAGCGTGGGATCTTTCATTAATTATTTCTAAATCTTCTATACATGTTTCGTAGATTAAGCTCTAAGGGGGTTCCCGAACAATTTGAAGGTCTTGCCTTATAAAACCCGTAGTAATATAAGACTAGCAAGTTATATACAATATTTATAAGTATGGCTAAATCTTACAAATAAAGGTAGAATTTACACTATTAACCCTATACATTTATTCTACAACTGTAAAGGTAGCTTGCTGTTGAAGACAAGATGATTAGTCTATAAAGATTAGTTCTGCGAATTTAGTTTTTCTTTGATTTATATTTCGCAAATTTATGGTTTCTATTGTTGTCAACTCTTTTAATTTATTTACAAATTCTTCTGCTTGATTATAAGCATCTTTTATATCTACTGTTTTTCCACCAAAAGAATATCTTATGTTTTTACTTTTATCTCCTGATAAAATTATGAGATATGTCATAAGTCCTCTATCTCTATATTCAGTGACCATACCAGATACATTCTTAAATTTAAATTTAGAAGCTTCGTCAAGTCTAGTTTGATATTTATAAACATTGATATCTAAACTATTTTTATCAATAATAGATTTTGCTCTTGGATCAATAAAAGGAGCATCTTTTAATGTTTCAGCAATTGATATCACATATTTTAATAATTTAGCCGGATGATCTTTTATATACCAACTAGTTCTGTATAAATTTCTTTCGTTTTTTAATTTAACTATCATTCTAATTTGATCTGGATTTCCATGCGAGTTAATAATTCTTAATTCTACTTTTTCTATATCTTTTTCAGCATAAAAGTCTAAAACACTGGATTGACTTACACATTTTTGTATAGCTCTATCTTTTGATGTTGTATTTTTATTCATTGTTGGTATGTCATTTAAAAGATTAAGACGAACCATGAAAATATATTTTGTAAAACAAGTACTATTTACCCATTTAACTTTATTGTATCCATTAGGTTCTGCTGTATCTAACTCAACGATGGCATTAAACTCAGCCATATTTAGTGTATGAATTTCTTCTATCGGTACAGTTTTATAAATTGATATATCAAAATTTTCTTTTCCAAATTCTTTTATATCATTATAAAATGAAGAATCTCGTACGTTTAATTGTGAAAGATGTCTCTTCCATCTATCTTTTATACCTGTCATTACCCAACCATCTCTGACACAATAAAAATGCGATAAAGTCTGTCCAATATAGACTTTATTGTTTACGCTATTAGTAATTTTGTAAACAATTCCTTTAGCTGTTGCTAAGATATCTTCTGGAATTTCTGGGATTGGTTTATCTTTATAGTAAGTTGACATTATATATGTTAAAAGCTAATCTTTAAATCCTTATTGTAATGTGGATTATAATCAGTTTATATCTCCATCAAAATCTGCGTTAAACGAAGCTGTTGAAGCCAAGCTAAATCTTAACGTTTTTCCTGGAAGGATCTTTATTCTTTTCGCTCTCATTGACCCTTTCCACAATGTTGGTTGACGATTGAATACACACAAATCACCATTCTGTAACTGACGCTCTATGATATCCCCTTCCTTCAACTCTACATGCTTACGGCGCGGTTGCTTCTCATACGCATTCGGAACCAACTTTCCATTTCTATACACCGCATCTCCTTGCTGTAAAACTATCTTCTTTCCTGGGATGTCTATCTGCGGAACTTCAAACTTCATAGCCCCTCTAAACACCACATCTCCCGGCTCCAACTTAAATCCCTGCGTCCACAACACAACCTTCGCACTCTTTATCACCTCATCGCGTATTATAAAATTCACCTTTCCGTCATCCAACAACTTCTTACACTTCTCCATATTCAAACTATTCACTCTGATCGGATATGTCAACGTCTTTGCCATCTCCTCTGGAACAACCAACTCCTCCACCTTACAATACACCTCTGGACCTATCACAGTTCTTCCACAAAACTCTGAACGCTTACCTTGAATATTTTGCCTTATTCTTCCTTGCTTGCCTGATATACGCTTCTTAAAACACTTTAGCGCCCTCTTACCCTGCGTATCTCTTGCCTTTCCTTTATTATTGTCCATAAGTGTTTTGATGTGAAACATCAACCTATCAATCTCATCTAACCTTGTCTTTTCCTTGCTTTCATTCTCAATCTTCTTATTTGTCTTCAATATGTCAATATACTTGTATGTCAAGTCATCATGCATGTTCTCTCCGTCATCAGACTTTACAAACGGTCTCACACACGGTGGTACAACCAATAAATTAGTTATCATCAAACGAATCGGATGAATTATCTCAGAATCAAATCCCAACAAGTTTATATCATCTGGTCGAATATTACTAAATATATCATATATATCATCATATCTCAACGGTATCTTACTATCTCTTACCTCCATCATATACTTGTCATCCTGACAACTGTATATCGGAGGAACCGTCTCACAATACGGACAAACCTTCACATTATTCGCTATAAAGTTGTAAATAGCCTTGTACTTATTCTCTCCTCTGTACTTGTTAAAGTTAAGAAGAAAAATCTTTTCCTTTGTCATCATCAATCTGTGACACTTGTTACAAAAGATATTCAAATACTCTATTATTGTCTTGCTTCTCAACGGATGCGGAATCTTCGCATTTAGTTTTATAAACCCAAAATGACCTGGACAATCCTTACAATTATTATCACATGTCTCGCATATCTCATTGTTATCTAATGGCCCCATTCGTAAATCATACAAACTATTAGGACCTCCTAGCTTTGTTTCCTTGATTTCTACAACACAATACTCCTCAATTTCTTCTTCGCTAAAAAAGTTAAACTGTACATGATCAACATCTTTATAATACACCTTAACTTCTTCTTCCTCTTCCTCTTCATACGGCTCCTGCTCTTTTATGATGTCGCTTTTAAAAACACTTTGCGGTTCCTGTTCCATCTTTTGCTTCAAAGCACTCTTCTCAATGACAGAAGTGATTTTTCTCCTGATTGGATCAATATGCTTCTGAGGCATAATAACAGGAGATCTGGCACGAGTTTGGCCAGTTTTCTTGTCTTTATTGAAAACCACTTTTTGACTCATTTGTTATATAAACAAGGTTTGAATGCTTAAATCAGTTTATGACTCGCAAATACGAGTTATAAACTTTGTTTTATTACTTCGAGATCTATTTTTTTAGCGTAAAAATTATCAGATCCTGTTATTTTCATTAAGAGATCCTTATTAATTTGATCTTTTGTATCACGTTCTTGGATTGTGACAATTCTTATTCCTGTATTAATGATAGGACTTTTTGGATCTTGTGAGTGTGTATTGTTGAACATTTATAAATAAATAGCATATTTTTATTTTAATCAGTTTATTCTTTAAAATTCTTCTTCTGTTGTTTCACCATCTGTAAAATCTTCCTGCGACAAAGTGATCAATTGTCCCTCTGCCTCATCATCCCTCAATGTTCTGACTCTATAATCTCTCCACTTATTTCCTCTTGGTATTCCCCATCTCTTGTACAAATCTTCCTTCAAATCATTCTTCGAAGGAATCTTAATTCCTGAAAAAGTGTCTTGAAACCACGCTCTAAACTCCGCATAGGCATCTTGTAAGTTGAGTCCTGGACAATTTGGAGACTGGTCCTTCTTGATCTTTTCATTCACAAACTGTAAGAACATATCATTGTTTTGTCTATACATTGCTGTCGCATTTGTAACATTCACTGGCTCTGGATCCTCTCCATGCTTTTGAATCTCAATGTAGGTTTGAAACATAAGCCACATGAAAGCCTCTTTCATGTAAGGAAGTTTTTCATTGAGCGAGTTATCTCTGTAGAATATTTTTTGTCTTAATTGCTCTTCAAATGTGTGCGGAACTTCAGAAGTATCTTTGGGAAATTTAGATTCGAACGGCAAAACTCTAACACGATTCCAAATCGCTTGGTCATCCGCTGACAAACGAGGAAGCTTGTTACAAATCAACGCCATCTTAAACATAGCAACCATATTTTTTCCCTCCTTAAACAAACCTCTGGAATAAAACTCATCATTACCTGTCAAACGCTTCATAATACCAGCATTGATCACATCTTTTCCATCTGGTTCAGCTAACGCGATAAATCTAGTGTTACGTGTCATTTCGAGTTCTGGAGATGCGGAAGCAGATTGTGTTTCTTTACCAGTGATAAGAGTTGTTGGAGGAATCACCATGTATTGTCCAAGGACCTTTCTCAAAAGATCAATAATGATAGATTTACCATTATCACCATCACCTGTCATCACAACGAATGTTTTTGAGAAATTTCCCGCTTTCAACAATTTAGCAGTATACTCTAAAAAGTATCTTCTCAAAACAGGATTTGGAAAAATTTTGAGAAGAAGATCTTTAATTTCTGTAATCTCCGGATCTTCTCTGTCAAACTCTCTATAGTTGTATCCAGTTGTCATACTGATATAATCATCTGGACGTCCCTCTCTAAACTCCATAAGTTTTAGATCAAGCACACCATTCGTAAAGCCAACCAGATAGATGTTTGTGTCGAGCTTGTCAAAAAACTGCTGATTGTAGAACAACTCTTGACACTCCTTCATGATGTTGTTTTTAAACGAAGCGCACTTTAAACTTCCTATAATCTTATTAATTTGTCCTTGTTTCTTTGCGGATTTTTCAGCGTTTTCATCGTCCTTTGCGATTTCGGAGCACAAACGTTTAGATTCTTCAGAGTAGCGTGGAATAATTTCAGAGCCGATTTTTGATCTGAGAGTGATACCTTTTTCTATACGTTGCCATCTGTGGTCTTTGAATTCGTACCAAATGTCGTTTAATACACTGGCGCAGACGAATTGGCTTCCGTATTTGTCGTAGAGTTGTCTAGCGATATCAGCGTGTCCACCGAGAAGAGAGTTGTGAATGTGTTGTCTTTGTTCTTCTTGTTGAATTTTTTCATAGAGTTCTGGATTATCGATGTGCGCGTAATACTTGAGGGAGGCAATTGTGTAATTTGATTTATTCATTCTGTTCCATCTGTAAACACAACCAGCCTCGCTAAAGTTGTCCGTTGAAGTTTTTCTGCTGAATTCGATCCAAAGTTCTAAGGCTTCTTGACACCCATCGCCAATGTTGTATAAAATCCAGCCGACCTCCATCCAGTGATTGTAGTCGCTTGCTCTTGCTATAGAGAGAAGAGGAAGTAGTTTTTTAGCGATTTCAATGGCTTGTGAGACAGTCATGTTTTCATACTCACGTTTAATATCTTCAGATTTTTGAAGGAATTTCTTAGGGATGACTTCTATTGTACGTTTAGCTTCGTAGATTTGTCTATTGAGAGGGTGAATAGAGAGAATAACAGGGAGATAGAAGTCAAGAGGATGTTCATTAAAAAGGATTTCTTGATCTTCTGAATCGTAAAGGATTTTGTTTTTCATAGCTTGCTCAAGAGAGATTTGTTGACATTTATAGTTATAAATCTTAGTAAGTTTGTAGGATGTGAGTTTTCTGTCTTTTCTGGATCCGTACATGAGCCAGTGTTTTTTGCTACATGATTTGTCGATGACAGCACCAGAGTGAGTGATGCCGATGTCTTCAAAGAGTTTCATATTTTCAACGTCGGCGATGACTCTAGGTATGAGATGCATGTCTTGATCGATGTTGCTCATAAATAGGAAAGGAAAGTGTAAGTGAAAGCCGTTTTTAACACGAGCGCCACTGATGTAAGGATTCTTTTTTTCAAGAACAAAACAAATAAGGTCATCTTCATTATAGTTATCAAGTACAAATTTTAATTGGTCAATATAAATTTTAACAATAGATTCTAATTGGGTTTGTGAATAAAAGTGTTGGTCGATTTTCATTTCTTCATCATAAGGTAAGGCAATATCAATATCAGCTAATACAGGTAAATATTCGTTAGGTCTTTCGGCAAGACCACACATGAAGTTATCTCCTTCTTCGTAAAGTCTTTGACAGTAAAGATTCCAAAACCGTTTGCTGTTTTTACGCTCGATTCTATACTTACCAACAGACGGAATCATCTGACTGGAGTGTGTATAAAAATCAGAGTTATCTCTAAACTCTTGAAGAAACTTGAGAACTTGTTGATCCATCTTGTATAATTATCAAAATATTTTCTTTTAAAATATTATAAATTTTTAAAAAAATCAATTTATAATATTCAGTAAAGCTTATCATTCCTCAACCAAGCCTATAAAACTCACTTTATAACTAGGCTTTTGTCAAGACTAAAATACTGGTTTTAAGGAAGCTTAAAAGTTTGTGGTAATTTAGTCCACTGCTTACATTTGTGGAGATGTTGTTGCTTTTTCAATTCTGTAGACTCTTATGGACCTCTTACAAGATTCATAACTAAAAATAAAATTTTTTGGATAACTTGTCAAGTTAGCCTGATACACTAAATAATTTGAACTGTCTAATAATTCAAAGTTACCGAAGGAGTTCTTCTTTTCACTCCAATATAAACTATATTCAGGACCTAATTCCTCCATTTGAATTTCTTTTTTCATCATTTCTATAGTTGCTAAAATCTCATCCCTCTTCCATTCACAATACGCTTCTATGTCTTCATCTACGCATATCACAGCAATAGGAGTGGATTGTTCACTCACAACTGTTTGTTCAGATGGAGATTGTTCGGATGAAGATTGTTCGGATGGTGGTTGTTCGATCACAACCTCTTCTTGTGGAGTAGAATAATATAAACCCATTTATCATAATGGCGGATTCTCTTTAGATTTAATTTTTAGCACATATAAAAACTTCGTTATACATTTCTTTCAAAAATTTCAACGCGTCAAAATTTGGTTCACGTACGTATCTATGGTCCATTCCCCATGGATTTACTTTCCATCCTGTTTTCCATTTTCCTACCGACGTTCTGTATGGCTTTTTAACGTAGACAAAAGAGAGATGGTTTAGTTTTGAGAAACTGTACAAATGTATACTTTCATGCGTTTTTGATATTCTTACATCATAGTAGTAAACATCAAATACAAATCCTCTATCATCATACTTTAGACTCTTCTTAAAATCATGAATGTTGAAAACACAATTTGTAACAGGATTTTTGAAGTAGTACAAACTATGATCTTGGGATTCCCAACTAGACTTTTGTTCCTTAATCTTAAAGCGCTTGTACACTTGGGCAAGTTGGATTTTAATAATGTTTTTCATCTTTGATAAAAATAATTTATCTTAAAATAAATTATTTTTAATTTTACATCATGTAGATTTGATAAGAGATTTCAACCTCGCTATCAGAAACTCTTCTTCTTCTTGAATTTTCAGCAATTAAAACAGCTCCTTTAATGATCTTTGTTAATACGCATTCTAAAAATTCTTGAGTGATTGCTACAGCGTCTCTCTTGACTTTAATCTTTCTTTGGTTACAGATTTCAGAGATACACTTTTCAAACATTTGTGGATTTAAGTATAATGTTTCTGGCAATTCATTAAAGTCTTCAAGATATAATTCCATATAGTGTTTAATGTCTCCAGATTCAATGGATGTCTTGCTTTCTGTTAACATGTCAAACATATAGTTTAAGAAATCAAGAGAAATGTCTCTTATTGTATCAACAACTGGAGAAGCAATTGATTCCGCTCCAGCATTCTTGATCAACTTTAAGAAAGAAGTTCTTGTGAAATTATCGAATGGATTAGAAATCATCTTTGAGTCTTCTTCTTCATCTGATTGGTGACCACGCTTTCTTTCTTCTTTTTCTTCTTCGCTTTCACTTTCGCTTTCGCTTCTATCACTTTCTTGTCTACGGCGTTGATTTTCTTCTTCTTTTCTACGTTGTTGTTCTTCTTCTTGTTTACGACGTTGTTCTTCTTCTTTTCTACGTTGTTCTTCTTCTTGTTGTCTACGTTCTTCTTCAAGTTGTCTCATCTTTTCTTCTTCTTGTTGTCTACGTTCTTCTTCTTGTTTACGACGTTGTTCTTCTTCTTGTTTACGTTGTTCTTCTTGTCTAATCTTTTCTTCATCATGGTCTATTATCTTTTCTTCATCTTGATTTTGATCTTCATCTTCTATTTCAACTTTCTTTTCTTGTTGTCTTCTAGGTCTTTCATCATCTTGTCTTCTTGGTCTTTCGTCATCTTGTCTACGTCTTCTAGAGTCATCTTGTTGACGACGAAGAAGATCTTGCTTACGTCTATCTTCATATTCTTGACGAGTCATCTTTTTAGGATGTTCATGTTCAGATTCAGAGTCAGTGTATTTCTTTTTAGGCATTTCAGAGAGGAACTCAATCTTGGATGGTTTTTTAGATTGGTCAGCTCCAGATGTATATTTTTGGATTTGGTGATTAATTTCTGTCGATAAGACTTTTCTTAAACGATTGCGACTCATTTGCTAATTTTAAATAAAAAGTTATAATCTTTAACCTAATTAAAAAATAGTCAATTTTTTTCTTTATATAAATTAAAATAATGTCATCACAGTGTATTCCATACATGATCCCTATATCATGCTTTTACGCAGCCAGCACTCTTTTCTTCCTTAGAAACTTAAGACAATCTCTTCCTATCGCTGCTCTTCTTTTAATCTATCTTGCTACATGCGCCTATGGTTGGTGGAAAACTAAACTTGATTACGTTTCTGTACTCAAGAAAGCTGTTCTCCCAACTCTTATATTTGTTTTGTGGTTAGTTCCTTACCTGATTCCTGTTACAAGAACAATGTGGAATTTTGTTGGTGACTCTGTTTTTATCATTGGTCTTTTCACAATGGGATATGTCTGGGCTTTAAAACGCGACCTCTCTTTTAAAATCTAAACTTTTTAAATTAAAAATGCTTAATTTAAAAATTATCTTGACCACTTCACTCCATACCTTTCAAACCACTTCAATGCCTGTTCTGCTGTATTAAACTCACCTTCCATCTTCAATGTCATTGGTGGAGAAACAAATTTAATCACTTCTGGTCCCTCTGTTCCATTAGGATGTGTAGTCAAAACTAACTCCAATGTTGTTATCCATTTAAATCCATCCTTCTCATACTTATATATAGGTCCCTTGTCACCTAATGGACGACGTTTATCCATCAATTCCTTTATTTGCGTCTTCTTATCAACCAACTCATCAATATCAATACTTATAGGAATAGCATCTAATAAACTTGTAATAATGTTGTAAACAACGCCATAACCAGAATTCAAGACTATACGATTGTCAATAAGGTCTTCAAGACACGCACAGAAAGCTTCAAAGACATCTTCAAGCATGCTTTTGTCTAATATAATAGTTTTGATGTTATTGTTTGGTTCTAAAATCTTTATTTCTTTGTATCTGATAAATTTGTCAAGTCCCAATGACTTACAGAATGGAGCAAAAAGATTCTTACTAATATACTTCTTCTTTAACTCACACATGTACATCGCTGCCTGCGGATTAGCCTGTATCTCAGGAAATCTTCTAAACATATACCAGCCAATCGCTTTATTTACTGTTAAGTCACCCATCGACTCAAAAAACTCAAGCGAGGTTGACTCAAGCATACTAGCTGTTGTGAAAGCCACCTTCATTCTGTTAAGACCATCTTGATCTAATAATTGCTCCGCAATTTCTTGCTTAACATTTCCACGGGTAACTAAAAGGTTAATCAAAAAGGTCTTAAACTCCTCTTGATTAAAATCGTGAACAGTAACTTTGTCTAAATATTTCACAAGTATATTTCTAATAGGGCCAATTTTGGTTGTTTCGAATTCAGATGACATTTATTATTATAAATAAAGAAAAAAACTTATAATAATCAGTTTATATTTAAAAAATTAATGTTTAAATTAAAAATTAGGTTATCTAAAATGACAATCATCTACATTGTCTGTCCAAAAAGGATCTTAAAGTATTTCACTCACCTTATCGACTCCTTCTCTCATGAACTCAAAGAATTCTTCCTTCACATAAAAGTTAACATTGTAACAGACGTCGATAAAATTTTTGATCTTCAAAACTCTCTCATTATTCTCTTTGGTCTACAAGAGTTCCAAAAATTTCCAAACGTCCCACAATTCTTCTCCAAAAACAAGATCATCGTATACAACACCGAACAACTACAATCCAAACAATGGGACTTCATGATCAATCATACATACCCTTTCATTCTTGAATGGTGGGACTACTCTCAAAATAACATCGACTACATCCAAATCCATTACCCCTCTATCTGGACCAGATACGTTACCTTCGGCTACTCAAAAGCCATTGATCTATGCTTAAACGAAGGCGACGTTTTAAATATTAATAGAAAAACCCTTTCCTTCTTTGGCACAGATCATGAAAGAAGATTTAACATCTGTATGGACCTTAACATGGCCCTTGAACCATTTAAAAAAAATGTAAAGTATATAACATCTGATATCCTCTATGGACAAGCATACAACCAGTACATTTCTACAAACTCCATCTTCTTAAATATCCACTACTACACTCCCTCTATACTTGAAGTCGTTAGAATTGTTCCACTGATCTCACAAGGTCATTTAGTCATTTCTGAAAGAAGCGACGACACAACCCTTGACAGACTTCTTGATCCTTTCATTGTTTGGCTTGATCCAACAAGACTCAAGGAAAAGGCATATATTGAAGAACTGGTGGCAAAAATCAACAACCACAATCCGTTCAAACTCAAAGATATGGTGATTCAAAACTTGGCATTCAGAGACTTTCTTGAACATAGCGGAGCATTTGAGACCATCGCAAAACTTTCTAAATGATGATATCTTTTAACCAAGTGTTGAGCTTCTTAATCTTAACTTCATCAACATCTGTCGAAATTCCAAGAGAGTGTAAATAGTAGACTAGTTTTTCAGTTTCTAAATTAGCAGAAATCTTCTTGCTAAATGGACACCCTCCTATTCCTCCCAAACTTGAGTGAAAGGTTGTAACTCCATTTAACAAGCCAGCATACACCAAGTCAATAGCCTTTCCATTATTCTCATGAAAGTGTCCAGTTATCTTTGACATATCCATGATCTTGTTCAACTCTTTCAGAATAGAGGAAAACTTTGCCTCGTCACCCACTCCTATTGTATCAGCCAAATCTATTCTGTCCACTCCTAGCTGTAAATATCTTCTAACTATGTCAACCACATCCTCAACCTTTACTTCTCCTTCGTATGGGCATCCTAAGGCACAAGATACACTTCCTCTGATAGATAACTTATCCTTCTTTGCTTCTTGAACAACCTCTCCAAACTTTTCGAAAGCCTGTTTAGAGGAGGCGTTGATGTTTCTTTGATTGAATGTTTCAGATGCTGATACAAAGAGAACAATCTCTTTTACATTAGAGTCTTTTTTCAAAAGTCTGTATTGTCTAAGATTAGGAACGAGAACACTATAAGTCATATCGTTGTAAGGAGGAAGATAGTCAATCAACTCTACAGAGTTTGCCATAGTCGGAACCTTAGACTTATTAACAAGAGAACCAATCTCGATTTCTTTTATACCAGAGTCTTGTAGGCCGTTTATGAGGGCGATTTTTTGAGCGACGTTAAGAATTTTCTTTTCGTTTTGAAGACCGTCTCTTGGAGTAACGTCAAGGATGTTTGCCTTTGTTGGAAAAATTTTAGGCGCGATGAAGTAAGACATCTTCATTAATTGATTTAAGCGTAAAGTCATTGTATATATACATAAATTGATTTTTTTAAATCTATTCCATTTTTTCTAAAGATGGAAGAAAAACTTGAAAATCTTGATGGTTGGAAAATCATCGACTCTTTCTTTGAAGAAAGAGGACTTGTCAAACAACAAATCGAATCCTTTGACGAATTCATAAATGAAAATACAAAAAATATCATTGAACAAAGTCCTCCTATCATCATAGAATGTAGAAACGAAATTCACCACTTTAAGTTCATGGATCTTAAAGTCGGCTATCCACACACTGAGGAATCCAATGGAGAACTTGTTAAATTGACTCCTAATATTGCCCGTCTCAGAAGCTTAACTTATGAGATTCCTCTTTATGTCGATGTTAGATATATAAAAAAAATAGTCACTCCGCAAAATGTTGTTACAACAAAAATAGACATCACTGAAACTATAAAACTTTGTCATATACCACTTATGCTTAAAAGCTCAAACTGTGTACTTAACGGCCTTACTACAAAAGAACTTATCAATGTTGGCGAGTGTGACTATGATCAAGGAGGATACTTTATTGTGAATGGAGGTGAAAAGGTCTTAATCGCGCAAGAAAAGATGGCTACAAATCAGGTTTATGTTTTTATAAATAAGCTAGGAATGTACGTTTCCGAAATTCGTTCCATCCAAGAGAATGAATTCAAGTCAGCGAATCAGATCCTTGTTAAAATCGTAAATCCCTCAAAGAAAAGTATCACTCTCGCTGACAAAGTCATCAGAGTTACCCTTCCTTATATAAAGAAAGAAATTCCCCTTGTGATAGTGATGAGAGCGTTTGGACTTAAAGATAAAGACATTTATGACAGAATTATTTTTGACAAACAGGATGAGGAGTTTAGGCCGATCATCGATTCTTGTATTGAAGAATCAATGATTATTAATACGCAAGAAAAGGCATTAGAGTATATAGGTAGAAGAGGACAGACAGTTTGTGACACCAAGATTAAAAGACTTTATCAAGCAGTAAGAGTGTTGGCAAAGGAAACTCTTGCGCATATAAGTGGAAATGGAAATCTTGAATTTTTAGATAATATCGATGAACTGTCAGATGAGAAACAAGAGTATCTAACAGATGATGTCAAGAAGGACTTTCACAACAAGTCTTTCTTCATTGGGTACATGACAAACAAACTCTTAAAAACCTTCTTTAGAAGAAGAGATATAGATGATAGAGATAATTATGGAAATAAGCGTTTAGAGTTGGCTGGGTCTTTGTTAGGGTCACTTTTCAGAACGTCCTTCAATAAGATAATAAAAGAAACAAAGGTTGAGTTGGAAAAAAAGAAAATTATCCCTTCAAAAGAAATAAATCTCAAAACAGACGTTAACGGTTCCATTATTTCTAAAGACCTTAAGTTTGCGCTCTCTACCGGAAATTGGGGATCTTCAAGGCAAAAGATCACAAGGACAGGTGTTTCTCAGGTGCTAAACAGGTTAAGTTATATGGCAACTTTGTCACATTTGCGAAGAGTGGTTGCGCCGATAGCAAAGGATGGAAAGTTAGCAAAGCCTCGTTTGTTACATTCTTCACAGCACAACATAGTGTGTTGTATAACAGGAGAATCGTTAGTTATGGTAAAGAATGGACTTAAGATGATACGAGATATGTCAGAGAGAGATGAGGTATTAACATTTAATAAAGAAACCTATGTTGAGGAATGGTCAAAGATTACAAACTACTTTAGTATACTTCCAGACAGTTTGATGATGATAACAACCACGACTGGTAGAAAGATAAAATGTACACCAGATCATCCATTTTTGGTGGCACGTCCTTTGAACAAGATGATGGTAAAGTTAGAGTGGAGATTAGCAGAAAAGTTGACACCGCAAGATTATGTTGTTGTGCGACACTTTATGATAAATCCGCGAAAGGTTTATGACAAAAATAATAATAAGATTTCAACAGATGAGTCCATTCAAGTTTTATCAGACACTTATAGTTCAACCTTGTTGGAATTTAGGCTTCAGAATGTTAACTTGATGGTGAAAAGCATGGGAGGCGATGAGTCTAAGCAAAGCAATGACATTTTGTTTTATGGATTGCCTGAGGATTATATAGCGGTTAGAGTAAGTCAAACAGAGTGGATTGAACCAGAGTTAGTGTATGATTTTACAACAATAAATGAGGCTCATTCTTTTGTAGCGAATGGATTTGTGACTCACAATTGTTCTGAGACACCAGAGGGGCATGCTTGTGGGCTTGTTAAGAATTTGAGTTTGATGACACATGTGAGTTTGAGTTCAAGGAGTGAGTATATAGAGGACTTTTTGTATGATTTGGGAACAAAAAGACTTGAGAATTGTGATCAATTAACTTATGAGTTTGAAGGTAGAGTGTATATGTACACAAAGGTATTTTTAAATGGAAGATGGTTGGGTATACATGATGAGCCTGATGAGATGTATGTTAAGTTGATAAAGATGAGAAGAGAGAATAAGATAAGGTTTGATGTGTCGATAGTGTATAACAAATCAGAGTGTGAGTTGATGATAAATACGGATTCAGGGAGAACGTCAAGGCCATTGTTGGTGTTGGGAGAGGATATGATGCCAAGAGTGAGTCGTCGAGATGTGGAGATGTTGAGGGAGCGTAAGAAGTTATGGTCTGATTTGTTGAGGGAAGGAAAGGTAGAGTTTTTGGATGTGTTAGAGTCAGAGAATTGTTGGATCGCGATGACGTATGAGGAGATATATAAGAGGGAGTTTAGTGAGGTGTTTACTCATGCGGAGATACATCCGTCAATGATGTTGGGTATAGCGGCGTCAATTATTCCATTTTCAGATCACAATCAGGCACCAAGAAATTGTTATTCGGCAAGTATGAGTAAGCAGGCGATGGGAATTTACGCATCGAATTTTCAGACAAGAATGGATACGTTGGCGCATGTTTTGTTTTATCCGCAGAAGCCAATAGTGGATACAAATTCGGCCAAGTATTTGAATTATAGTGATATACCGGCAGGACAGAATGCGATCGTGGCAATAGCTTGTTACTCGGGGTTAAAGATTTGGCCCCTGTCACAATAAAAGTTGTGGCAAGTCTGAACTATTCAGGCAACGTCATCAAATTGCGAGGAAGTCTCGTTAATTTTAATCTGATTAAAATTTGAATGACTAACTACCAAGTTTTTGTGGTAACACAAAGATGGCATCTGGGAAACCAAGATGAGGTAAAAAGGTTAGTTCTAGAGATTATTCGCAGCGAAGCGTCCTTTTTTACGTATCGCGTAAAAAAGGATGAACGTTCAACGACCTTATGGTGACGGGCTAATTTAAAAGGAGACTTATCCTTTTAAGTTGGCTCAAAATAAGATCTAAACCCACTGGCGACAGTGCTAGTACGTAGTCTTTACACTTAATAGTTTTAGTGTGTAAAGCCGAAATATTAGGACCCATGAAGAAAATAGGAAATGATTTTCTGAGGTTGGTACTATTTGTAAATCAAGAAGACTCGGTTATATTGAACCGGTCAGCGATCGATCGTGGATTATTTCGATCGGTATTTTATAGGACTTACAAAGACGAGGAAAACAAGAAGCCAGGATCTATTGTAGAGCAGTTTTGTAAGCCAGATCCAGCGATAGTGATGGGATCTAAGCACAACAAGTATGGAAAGATAGATTTGGATGGTTTGGCAAAGATTGGAAGTAAGTGTGTAGGAGGAGATATTTTGATAGGAAAGACAGTGGCTTTGCCAGAGTTGGAGGAAGATCAGGGAGGAGAAGGATTGATGAATAAGTATACACATAAAGATGTGTCGCTGTCAGTAAGGCCGTCAGAGAGTGGAGTTGTGGATCAAGTTATGCTTTCGAGTACAATAGAGGGAAGAAATTTCGCAAAGATCAGAATGAGAAGTGTAAGAATTCCAGAGCAGGGAGATAAGATCGCAAGTCGTCACGGCCAAAAAGGAACTATAGGGCTCATTATGCCCGATGTTGATATGCCATTTACAGTACAAGGAGTGAATCCGGATGTGATAATTAATGCTCATTGTATACCGAGTCGTATGACAATCGCGCAAATGTTAGAATGTATGATTGGAAAGTCAAATTTGATGGAGGGAACAAGGTATAATGGATCTCCGTTTGAAAAGATAAATATAGAAGAGGAGTTTAAAAAATTGACGAGTCATGGGTTCGAAAAGCATGCGAATGAAGTGATGTATAATGGTAGAACAGGAGAAAAGATGAATGCTCAGATCTTTATAGGTCCAGTTTACTATCAACGATTAAAACATTTAGTGGCTGATAAACAGCATTCAAGAGCATATGGCCCTATTCAGAATTTGGTTAGACAACCGACTGAAGGAAGGGCAAGAGACGGTGGATTGCGCTTTGGAGAGATTAAATATTTTCTAGTCTCAGTGGGTACGCAAGTATACTGCTAGTCAACGACGTAGTTGGCAAGAAAATCAAATTGCGGGGAACTCTATAATAAACAATACTAAGTCTAAATAGTGATATTTAGATGGCTTATGCTAATCACATAAGGTATTCGTTACGAAGTAACTCACCATTGCTTCGCAATGAGAAAGTAATAAGTTGTTTATTAATATAGACAATCCGCAGCGAAGCCTACTCTAGAATGTAAACTAGAGAGGAACGTTCAACGACTAAATGGTTTTCGGCGTTTTTACGCTTAAGATATAGTCTAGTCCACCTCGTGAGAGGGTGAAATTGTAGGAGCTAATAGTCTACGTCAATGCTATTAGTTTCGTAATTTCAAGCTAATGATATTTGGAGGAAATTCCTTATTGAAGCTGGTATTAACGGGAACGCGATTGTATGATTTCACACGGTGCCGCAAACTTCCTCCGAGAAAAATTATTCCTCGGTAGTGATAAATTCAAAATACACGTTTGCGAATCCTGTGGCCTCATCGCTTCTAACCTTAACAAATCCATATCAAATAAACAAGTCTACACTTGTAAGAAATGTAAAAAAGATTCCACCGTTTCAGAAGTCCTCATTCCTTATGCTACTAAACTTCTGTTCCAAGAATTAATGGCGCTTCAAATAGCCCCTAGATTAAAACTTAAATAAGATTAATATTAATCCTATGATTAATATTAATTTAATACATATCTCTCATCTTCATCATCACCTGTGATATACTCATCACACAAATCTCTAAATTTGAATAAT